AGAGAAGTAATTACATTCATTTCAATATCAGAAGATTCATATGAAAAATTTTGAGATGAAGCTGAACCAGTGTACCAAGTTCCTCCCTTTCCATTAAAAGAGCCTGTTGTACCTGTAGCATAATCTGCAATCAGCCAATCTGTATTTGTAGTTCTTTTGTTCCAAGAAACACCATCTGTTGTAATATCATCGAAACGAGTTCCAATTCCCATATCCCAAGATTGAGAAACAGGATAAGCATAGATTGAATAATCAATTGGAATTTCATTTGATTCTACTTCTTTTAAAAGTAGTTCAGCAGAACTCATTGTTACATCACCACTAGCGATAGATGATGAAAGATTAGTTGTTTCAAACTTAATTAAAGTTCTAGCAGTATCTTTAAGATTCCCATAATAAGTTTTGGAAACTTCTAATACTTCATCTAACCCAGTGTTCTGAGTTGGTTGTTGTAAGTAAATCGTTGCATCTTTAGATGCTGTTATAAAGTAATACATTATAGAACTCTCCCTTTTATATCTTTATTAGGAAATTTAACCTCAAAGACCGATGGGTCTAAAGATGGATATACCATTTTCCCTTTTGTTGCATCTGATATATTATATGAATGTACAGAATAATTACCTAAACATTTATTTGTAATTTCGCATTTCGGTACTGATTGTACACCCTCTACACCAGCAATTGTTAGTTCAACTTCAGAAATATTAATAGGCATATTAAATGTCCAATTATCAATATTAAAATATTCTTTCAATTCAGATATACATTTTGCAAGAACTTCTCTTTTATTATATCCTCCATATGTTCTTATTTCAAAATCCACTCCAATATTAATAACAAAACCATCGATAATATTTACACCATCGGTTAGCATTCTAAATTCACTAATATAAGTTTTTAAGTTTTCTTTAACAGCTCTATTAAGTGTTGATAGATTTTTGTTAGAATTATATCCAAGTACATATAGATTTATTGCAAACGGATTATTCTTTTCACCAGGATTGTTTTTCTTACCACCTAAAAATCTTTTTATTTCATCTTTAATTTCCTGCTCAGTTGAATTACTTTCTTTAAGAGATTGTACCAATCCTGCAAACTCTTCTAATGACTCTGGGTTATTAAGTATAGATGATGGGGAATTGTTATCTAATTCACCATCTGGTGCACAATATGCCTTTGCAATACCACCATATTTTGGTGGTAATGCTAAAGCTCTTACTTGGTAATCTTTACGAGTTACTGCTCTGTTCTGAGAACCAAACATTGCGAGAGAATTTTCTCGTATTTCCTCAATCGTTTCTGCACCTCTACCACCTGTTGCTGGTTCTTCATTATCAACCGCAACTGAACTTTTAATTCTATTGTATAATTTTAAATCATCTCCCACAAAAGTTTTAACATCATCATCAAACTCAATTCTATCGATTGTTGTTAATTCACCTTTGGATACATTCGATTCAACCCCACCACCAACTAAATATCTCACAGTTAGTGTTGTGTTTGATGGGGCCTGTCCATACGATTTTGTAGATAAAAAATTAGATGGGTCAAATGATGCTCCCAATCTATCTATTGATGAATTTAATCCCAATCCAACATTTTTAAAGTTTGGTATAAGAGTTTCATCCGAAGAGGTTGAATTACCACCACCAAAAATAATACTTGTTGTATTATCATCATTTCTTTTAGTAACAAATCTTCTTGAAGTTTTTAATAATTTTAAAATACTTGATACGGAATCTTTAAATTGATGTAAATCTTTATCCGTTTGAGTATCGTTAGCATAATCTACATATACCATCTCTTGTGCAAGATAAGGAACTTCATACCATTTATTTCCATTTGTATCTCGAACATCGTAAATATCAATTACATTTTTATCAGCAATATCAATTTTTGAAAATTTCTTAGGTGTAGTATATGTTACATTTATACTTTTTAATGTAGCAGATATTGCCTTTACTTTCTTTTTAATAAGATATTGTGTAGGTTCGTTTGTAGATGGGGTTCTACTATAAACAGTAATTTCTCTATCAGTATCATCATTAAAATCTACCAATTCTGTTGTTCTAAACTTGGTATTTGTTTTAGATGAATTTATACCCATACCTTCTTTAATTCTAAGGTAGTATTCAGAATCAGGTCTAATATCAGCACCAGAACCAATTGCGGGTACTAATTGATATACAGTTAGTGTAACAATAGAAGGTGAAGTAACTTTTGGTTTATATCCTAAATAATTTGCAAGAGCTATTACATTTTGTTTATCTTCCGCATACATCATGAGTGATTCTTTTAAAGAATCATCTGTATAATAAGAAAGTATATCTCCAAGATAGGATGCCATTTCAATAAACATCATACCTGGGGATGCTTCATTAAAATCAGAATAAGTTTGTGGGAAATATGTTTTTGCGTATTCAAGTAAATTAGCTCTAAACTTAGAGAAATCTTTACTTAGATATTTTATATCCCTTCCCTTATTACTTTTTGTTGTTGCTGAATTTAATGCCATCTTTTATTATCCTTGTACTGTAAATGTTAATTCTTGTAAATCAATTTCCGAACCAACTGTAAATGTAAGATTCAAATTAGCTTGATTATTATCTCGTAACTCATTTGTAATCTCAACTTCAATATCTTTTATATCTATATATGGTAACCAAAACGATACACTATCTAAAATCGTTTTTTTAAGCAAATCTTCAAATCTTGCATCATCTATCTGTTCAAATAAAACACTATGTAATCCAGAACCAAAATTAGGTTGCATTACTCGTTCACCTTTCGCAGTTAATAATAAGTTTCTCAAATTTGTTTTTGCCTGTTCTACTGAAGTGAACGCTTGTTCAAAGAACCCAGTCTCACCTCTTTTTAAAGGTAGGGTAATACCGTATGCATAAGAATCAAATTCTTCTCCATCTTTTACTACTTTTCTACCAAGAACATATGCCATATTATTATTTCCTATTTAAAAAATTGTTGAAGCACTGCCATTATAATAACAATTCCCATTACTACTATAATCAATCCATCAACCATTATCTTTTAAACTTTTTTACAAGTTCAGAATTATCCCTATTTAGAATTCTATCTAAACCAGGCAATCCTGTTTGAACACCAAGTCCTGCTTTACTTGGTCCTTTTGTCATACTACCATAACCCATTTTCTGTGCCATCTGAGCTCTCATCATATCAGTACCACCCTGTGCACCTTGAGAGTTAAATGTTACAGTTTTATCCATACTTTCATTTACAGGTTGTTGGAATTTATCTAATACAGATTTTTGTTCCATACCACCTTTTCTTTGTGCAGATGTAAATGGTTGTGTGTTATTTAATACCTCATTTAAAACAGAATTTTTTGTAAACTGTCTTTTAGGTTGTTCTCTTTCTTCTTGTAAAACCTGTTCTGCCATTTGAAATGGGTCTACTTCTTCTTCCACGATTTGCGTGGAGGAAGCAGCAACACCCCCCTTCTCCTCCAATAGAGTTTTGACTCTACGATTAACCTCCTCTTCTAAAATCTTTGGAAAAGTTTTAGTAAGGAACGATTCATGCTTTTTAGCTACTTCAGCTTCTACAATAGTTTTGATAACTTTTACTAATTGTTTCGAATCCATTTTAATTTATTTTCTTTTATCTTAATATAAATATATTCTTTTGTTTTTTATAGTTGTTTAACCAGGAACAGTATATCCATTTGCCACTAAAACACCAGGTGCTATCGGTGGCGGTACTCCTGGATATTGTGAAACAGTAGTATATTGAAATACCAAAGTAGTTATGTGTGATTGCATAGAAGATATTAATAAATCCAAAAATAAAGAAGTATTATCAGTTGGTGTTAACGGCCCAACAGGTGTCCAACTACCTGGACTCATACACAGAGCACTGACGGTTGTTATATTTACAACAGCTCCAGTCGCAGGAGTAATAGGAGGTGCACCAGGTTGAAGAAAAGCGGGTGACCAGTAAGCAAGTACCGCTTTTCCAATATCATCTATAAACGTATGTTTTCCTTCTCTTTTTGTTAACGCAATAGTACATGCGGTTGCAACCAATGCATTCATCGTAGCAACGTTACCACTTAATAATGGAATTAGATTTATTGTTTGATATCCTCGTTTTATACAAGAATCATATTCAGTAGTTAGTTTAAGTGCAAAATCAGTATATGCCCCGATTCCATTTTGATTGGACATATAGTTTAACATATTTGCTTTAAGCGTTTGGAAAGACATTTTACTCCGTATAGTTTAACGTAGATAAAAATGTATCTAACTTTGATTTAATCTGATTAAAAGCTGGAGCGTTTGTTGGACCAGGTGATGTTGGACCTGCAGGTGTCATGAATATTTGTTTATTTATTTCATCAATTAGTTGTTCTAATAGTGATTTTAAAGTTTCACCTCGTACTAATGGCTCCGTTGTTTCTTCGGTATTTAAATAAATTTCACCAGCACCCCCAAGTATGTATGTATTAAAATCATTAGTAGTAATCCTAACATCTCCATTGAAATCCATATCAGCACCATCTAAGCCATTATCAATAGTAAGTTTACCATCGGATATGAATGAATACTGACCTTTAGAATAAAATATCATCTCAGAATCTTTAGATGATAAAATAAGTCTACCAGTATTAATTAAGATTTGGTCAGTACCTTTTAATTCTTCGGGTGGTTCATGATATACTGGTTCGGTTTCAAATGGGATATCCTCTGTACCAGGTGTGAATCCTAACAAATAATCACCACTTGTAATTGCAATAGTAGAACCATCTTCTACTACATCTTCTTCAGTAATTTCAAATTCTTTTAAATCTTCAATTGATTTATCGTTTTGCCTATTTCTAATTATAATAGTTGGAGCTAATACATTTTCTTCATTATTATATCCACTAAAACGAATTGATTGGCCAAATCGTGATTGTATAACTTTATCACCTTCGTAATATTTTAAAGGATTTATTTGAGTTGCTTCAAAATATTCACCAAGTTTATTTTTTCTATCTTCATTACCACCTCCATTTGGTGTACCTGTTGCAGAGGTTTCTCCATATTCTGATGAATTATTCTCTGTGTTCTCACTTGGTAATCCTAATAATAATGCATCTTCAATGGCATTACCTTTGTTAATATCAATGTTAAATATTCTTTTGTAATGATAGTTTCCACCTAATCGAATTAATTCAACAGTTTCTCCGAGAATTGGCAAACCCTCTTCGCTATCATATGGTGGATAAAAAGGAACATCAGCTAAATCATATGAGGCATCTCCTCGTTCTACGATTTTTGCATAACCTAAAAGAGATTCTTTATCAGATACCGAATCTGAAATATCATCTGGTATTGTAATTGTATCAAATTTAGAATCATCTAAGTGAACAAATACAACAACACCTGTTTTAAACTTTCTTGCGAATAATTTATCATTCTTATTTCCGAAAAAACTACTATTAGAAGATGACGTTCTTTTACTCATTACTTACCTACCTTTTGTTTAAGTTCTTCTATTTCGTTTGTAAGTTCATCAACTTTTGATTCTGTTTCATCATGTACTTCTGCAATTGTATCATCCAATTGTTTTAGAAGTTGTTCTTTTTCTTCATCGGTTAAGAACCCAGTATCACCTTCTGCTTTGTGCTGAGCACCAATGATTCGTTGGGCAATTGCTGCCATCTTGATTAAAGCATCATCGTTCTTAACTGAAGTATCAACCAAATCTTTTATGATTGGCCCAATTACAGCCATATCACCAGCATGTCTAATCACCTTTTTCATTTCGGCGATTAGTTCTGATATCCTTTGTTTCTTGTTTTGTTGATTATCGTAGATATCCTTAAACAATCCACTTAGGTTCTTACCAGGAAATAATTCAAAATCTGTACTCATGATTATACCATATTATGTTTCATATAAATATAGTAAATAAAAAAACCTCTCCGAAGAGAGGTTTTTGTTCTTAGCCACTTTATTCTACGACCAAGTGATTTTAATCTTTAAGAGCTACAATAGCCTTTAATCTTTCTATTTCTGATTTCATTCTATGGTACTCTATCTCTCTATAAGTATATTTTTTCTTACCCTTTGGTTTAATCCAAAGCATTTTTCCATTTTCGAAATATGCTACTGTACCAGCATCATCTCTCCAATATGAATGTTCTTCATAGTTACCATTAATTTTTTTGTAATAACCTTTCTGATGTACTTTACCATCTCGTGTGTGAGTGTATTGGTACAGGTTAGTATCTACCTTCTCTAATGTTCTTTCTTGACCATAAACGTTTCCTATGGTCAGAACAAATGTGATTAATAGGAGGTAGAAGATTTTGAGTTGAGTGCTTTGTTTCATAATTCCTCCTTTACTATAAGTATAGTAATGTTAAGAAATTGTTACGAAATTGTAAAATTAAGTGTTATATGATTGTTTTTCTAATTACAAAATTATCCATAACGAGAATATCCATTTCACAATTTAAAAACGTTTTAATAGCATCTTCTGGGGTTAATACCATTGTTTGGTCTTTTAAATTAAAAGATGTATTAACTACAATAGGATACCCATTATCAATCTCAAGTTGTGTAAGTAAATTATATATTCGAGAATGTTGTTTTGAATCTAAACTTTGTATTCTTGCTGAGTTATCAACATGAGTAATAGCAGGTAGTTTATCGATGTACTCTTCTTTAACTTTTACTACCTGATTCATATAAGGTACAACTCTTTGGTATTTAAAATATTTTACTTGAGCTTCTCTTTTTACAATAGGAGCAAAAGGTCTGAATCCTTCTCGTTTCTTAATTACTCTATTTAAACGAGATTTCATTTGAGGGTCTCTTGGATTTGCAAGTATAGAACGATTACCCAATGCTCTTGCACCAAATTCAATTTGTCCCTCAAACCAACCTACAATTTGTCCATCTGTTATTTCTTTTGATATAGTTTTTATCAAAGATTGGTTAGTATGATATTCGCTGTACACATATTTTTTATATTTCTCAACCACATCAGCACAATCTTTTCGTCTATAACTTGGTCCAAGATATGGGTTACTATTATCTTTTCTTAAAGAAGAATTATTCAAATAAAAATATTCTAAAGCACAACCAATTGCAGAACCAGCATCAGATGGTGCTGGTGGAATCCATAAATTATCAAATCGTGTTTTTTCTAATATCTTTCCATTAGCAGTTCCGTTATAAGCACAACCACCACTCAAACAAATATTTTTTGTAGGATATAGTGTGCTAACATAATTTAATAATTTAAAAAAATGTGTTTCATAAATCAGTTGTACTGCCGCAGCTAAATCTTTATGTTCTTGTGTAAGTGGTTCATCTGGTAATCTATTTATGATACCAAGTTCTATACCAAGTTTTTCATTAAACATATGTGTATCTGACCAATCATATGTAAAATAATCCATATTGATTTCAAACTTGCTATTTTCTTTTTCTTTAATAATATTTTTAAATCTTTTAAAAAATTTAAAAGGATTCCCATATGGAGCTAACCCCATAACTTTATACTCACCTTCATTTGGTTTGAAGCCAAGAAAAGCTGTCATTGCTGAATAAAACATTCCTAATGAATGTGGGAAGTGAATTGTTTCTAATTTTTTAATTGAATTAGATTCACCAAGATATACTGAAGTAGTTTCCCACTCACCAACACCATCAACAGAAAATATTAAAGAATCTTTATAAGGTGATGTTAAATAAGAATATGAAGCATGTGATTGGTGATGTTCTGAGAAATATAATTCTGTATTAGAACCTTTATATAATTCTAAATTTTGGAGTAATTCTTTATATTGAGTTTTATTTCTTTTTATAATTTTTCTTCTATTAAAATAATTCAAAAACCCACCACTTTTAGTAGTAGTTTCTATTCTATCTAATTTTAATTCTGGTTTTTCATAAAAAGAAATACAACTAATATTATCTTTAGTAATATTGTTTTCCGATAGTAACCACTCAATTGTTTTATGTGGAAATGCAGAATCGTGTTTTATACCTGTAAATCTTTCTTCTTCACAAGCTCATAAAACTTTTCCATTATAAACTAAACATGCGGCACTATCATGGTAGCCACAACTTATTCCTAAAATATAACTCATTTACAAATAATCTTTATCTATATATCTATTATCAGATTCTTCCCAAAAAGAAGATTGAGAAGAATCGAATTCACCATGTTCAAGATACTCGTTTAACATTTTTTTCTGATGCTGTTTCATTACATTTACAACTTTAGTAATATAATGAGTTTTACAATCGGTCATTTCTCTTATAAGTAGGTATAAGTGTTTTTTATTAAAGTTTTCTATGTGTTCACTTCTACGAAAGAGTTCTAATACAGCATCTGCGATTTGTAAATCTCTTTTCTTTGTAAAAACAAAATTTAAATTTTCATCCCAATACTTTAACATTATCGATTTAAATTCTTTAAACTCATCGTTCTCTTCTACTTCATAAAAATCATTTTCAGGATTCCATGTTTCTGGCATTTCTGATAAAAGAGCATTTTGTTTCCATCTTTTGTAATTACCATTGTTTTTTAAAATCAAATGATTTTTTGCAATAATAGTAAAGTATGAAAATGCTCTACCCTTACCTTCTTTGTACATATGCATTTTTTCTACCATTGTAGAAACTACTTCAACTTGAATATCTCGTTTAGGAACATCAAAGTAAGTAAACTTAAATGTATTTAAAACATTCTCTGCTAGTTTTTCAAAAGGATATTTAATTCTTTCTTCATAAATTTTTGACCTTTTAATTGGGTCTTTGCATTTATTATATTCTATTATCGCTTCTTGAGCAGGAGTACCAAAGTATATTTTGGATTTTTTTCTTCTTGGTCTTGGCATATTATAATTGATTATTTAAATCTTCTACTATCTTTTTTAACTCTTTAAACGTAACTCCAACTTCATCATCTTTTTCAAATGCCTCTCTATTATCTAAAACTCTCATTTTCTCAAGAGCATTCTCTACTCTATCTCTAACTGAGATAACAGTTCCAACAACTCTATCTTCGAGTTGTTCATTTTGACGTAATAAATTCCGTATTCCAATAAGGAATATAATATTCAGTAAAACTGAAATACCTACAAGGATGTTGTAGGTAGTAAATATTTCTAACATAACTTTTAATTTAATTTAATATCGTATCCGCTAAATTGTTTCATGTAAGATGTAATCTTTGTACCATTACCATCACGA